GAAGATGGTCGCGCGGGGAAGGCCGCAGCCGGTCGCAGCGGCGAGTTGCTCTGGAAGCATTGAGGGACCCTTTCGGTGTCCCTCGTGTAGAAAGCGCTACGTCACGACGTCCGGTTGAAGTACCAGACTTGGCCTCTGACGTCGGAGACGCCGCCGCTTATGCCCGTTGCAGTTCGGTAGCTGGAGACCAACAGACGGAAGGGCCCCACAGGTGCGGACACAACAGCGGAGGTCACACCCGGGTTCACGGTCGTCGTGGCGACGGTCGTCCAGAAGGAGCCGTTCCACTTCTGGGTTGCAACGGTGGTGTACGTGGACGGCTCACTGCTGCCGGTTTCAGCCGCCCAGGCCGAAGGTCCGTCAGTCAGGCGGTTCCGCGGCGTCCACGTCACGGTCAGCGTGCCGCTCACTCCAGGCGCGGCAGCTTGCGTGCTCGAGCCAAACACACTGTTCACCTTGATATTCCCCGGCGTGTACGGGAGCGCCGCGCGCGCTGGTCCTGGCGGGTCGCTTTGGCTGTTCCAGTCGTTTGAGTAGCTGAATGGAATCGCTCCGCCGGCGGCCGAGACGCCTCGCGCGTTCCGCCCATACGCCCACGCGCACAGGCTGGCCTGGCCATTGATGGTCATGGCCACTGCGTGGGTGTCTGTGGTGACCGTGGTGGTCATAGGGGCGACGTCGATGGCGTAGTCGCACAGGACGACAACGGTGCTCCCGACGCCTGCTGCAACAGGGACGGTATCCCACAGACCGCGCGTGATTCCCGTCAGCGTGGCTTGGGTGCCGGCGGTGTTGACCGCGATGCCAGTGACTTGCAGAACCTCGGTCCCGACCAAGACAAAGGCGGCTTGGCTTCCGAAGCGCTGGAGCGTGGCGGCGTTCGCTGCGTCCACGTTCAGGACGATGGCGCCGGGGGCCACGATGTCGGGCAGGGCGGCGGCAAGCGTGCCCTTGGCGGCGAAGCCGATGTTCCCGCGCTGGTGGTATTCCGGCGGAAGCGAGCAGCTGGAAAGGTCGGAGTAGGACGGGTCCTTGTTCGACCAGGCGAGGTCGTACGAGGTCGTCATGACGTTCGGCGCGAAGGCGTAATACATCGCGCGGTCGGCGTCGTCGCCGGTCAATGCGTAGGGCGCGCTAATGAGGTCCTGGCCGCCACCACTGCCGACGGTGGATGGCGCCGTGAGCGCGTTGGATGCATTGCCCACGGCCGCGGGAACACCGTAGACAGCCTCGCCGGAGCGGAACACGTCTTCCACCAATTCGAGGTCGCAAAGGGCCTCTCCGGGGTTCGCGTAGCGGGCGCTGGTGACGCGCATGCGCAGGCTCACCACCCCGTGCTCCAGCGAGGAGAACATGACCGCGTCGCCAGGCATGAAGCGCTGGCGCTGGGGCACGATTGCCCTCAGTCGTGCGGTGGCCAGCGGCGAAGAAATTGCCCGCAAGTCGCGCAGCGCCAACGTCCCGGCGAGGGCCGCGTTGGTGATGCCAGCGTAGCTGGAAGTGCCCGCGACAACTTGGCCGGCCACCTCGATTGCGCCCAGGTCTTGAGCGTCGGTGGACTTCTGCGTCCACTTGTCGGCCGGGTCGGTGTACTGCACCGTCATGGCGTTCGTGGCTTCGTCCATCGTGGACCGGGTGAACTCGTCAATCCTGTCGATATTCGAGTCGTCCAGCACCAGAACGGGCTCGTCGGCCGCGCGCAGGACCTTCATTTCCAGAAGGCCGGTGGTGGGGTCCGGCTGCAACACCATGCCGGTCTGGCGGCACAGTTCAAGCACGACGTCGCCCGAGACGCGCTGGTTGTCCCACAGCTGCGAGGTGCCGTGGGCCTCGGCCAGGAACACCTGTGCGGCCTCGTTCACGCTGGCCGGGTTCAGCAGCACCGGGTCGATGCCGGCGCCGTACTGCTTGCTCGTGATGACTTCCGCCGCCCCGTAGGCGGGGTTCGCGTCGTTGCCCACTTCACCGGATGCAGCGAGTGCACCGATGCCGGTGGACTCTTCCGACGGCATCCGTTCGCACACGAACTTCAGCTGTTCGACTTGGCGGCTAGTGCCAATCCAGGCACCGCCGCTGGAGGTGCCGCGCATCACGACGTAGGTGAGGTGCGACCACGCGGGCACGTTGCCGGCGCCTCGCTTGGCCTCCAGATAGGCGCTGGGCGTCGTCGAGCCCGAGTAGAACTCGATGGTCCCGATGATGCCGCGCGGCGCGTCCTCCTGGCCATCTTCGGTCCAGGAAACGCTGATAGGCACCTGCGCGCCGTTGCCCACATTGCCGGTCCAGGCGAGACGTTCCCCGACCCAGATTTCGCGCAGGCGAACGCCCTTACCGCCGCAAAGCACCATGCCGGCGGAGATGTAGTACTCTGGAGGCAGCGGCACCGTGTCCTTGGTGAACAGGCCCGTTTTCACCTTCTTCGAGCGCTCCACACCGCGGAAGTCGAACGTCCCGAAAAGGTTGGCGTTGTCAATCATGCGGCGGCCCATCAGCCACTGAATCGGGCGCGTCGGGTCGACCGTCGGGAAGCTGATGTCCTTCAGCGTGCCGGCGGGGTTGCGTTGCTTGTTCCGCGGCCGCAGCAGTTCGCTGAGGGCCTGCATCAGCAGGAACTTGCCGATGTACATGAGGAAGTCAAACCACATCTCAGGCTCCCTCGGCGAAGATGTTTTTCGGCGTTTCGAAGCCGTCGAAGCCGGAGAAACGCAGGTAGTTGTTGAAGGACTTGCAGCCCGTGGTGGCGCTGGAGGTGCGGTCGCAGCCTTTCAGCGCCTGGACAGCGTCGCCGGCAGCCAGGCCCGGGATGGGCGACATGAGCGTCAGCACGCCGCCCACGTTCTTCAGGACCATGCGGGCCTGACCGCGCACGCGCAACTTGCCGGCCTTGAACCAGTTGTCCGCTTCCGCGAGCGTGGTGGAAACCTCAAGGCCGTCCGCGGAGACGGACAGCACGGACCCGGCGCGCGTGTATGCCGCCTCGTTGACGCCGCAGTCCTCGCCGTAGAGGTCCCATTGGCACGCGGCGCCGCCGGTGAGGCGAAGACCGAGGCGCTGAAGCATCTCGCGGCCGTCCGTGCCGGAGAACGTCGCACCGATGGCATCGAACGAGCAGCTGCGCACGCGCCCCATCCAGACCACTTGGGCGAGCGCATCGGACGCCTCGGACTCGACTTCGATGACGCGCAGGTAGATGCTCCCGTACGGGTAGCCGCCCAGGAACATTGCCGCCACCTCGAAGTCCCGCGGCGCGGTGACGCTGATTTGGCCGGCGCTCTTCTCGCTGTCGTAGCGAACCTCGTTGTGGCCCAGGTTGGCCAGCGGCTCGAACGTCAGACCGGGATAGGCGGCGTTCGCGACGGGCTTCTCATAGCTGGTGCGGCACCACTCCTTGACGAGGGTGCCACCGCGCGGCTTGGAATACAGGGAGAACCGGTACAGGTAAATCATTCGTCGAGTTCGGTGAGCGACAACGTACAGGAAGCCCGGCCAGGGCACGGGTAGGTGAGTTCGACCGCGTCGGAAGCGAGGCGCCAGGTCTTTTCTTCGGCGTCGCCGGGAGCCGTCCACCGGACAGGGTTCAGGCGCCCGCGCAGCGTGAAGAGGAGCGAGCGGAAGGCCAGCACCTTCTCGCGCGTGTTCAGGACCACGTTCAGCGTGTAGGTTCGCTTCACGTATCGAACCTCGTACAGGTCGATGAGCCCGTTGTCGGCGGAATCGGTGTTCACGTCGATTTGCTCCGCAAGGCTGTCACCGGCTTCCGTGAGGGAGTCCAGCAGGGGCAGCGCCGGGCGGCTAGCGGACACCGGGCCGCTGTAGGCCGGCACGGCCTCGTGGAAGTCGATGAGCCGGAACGACACGGACGCGAGGCTCACCTGCCAGGTCGCGTGCGAGATGCCCCGCTGGTCGGCGGCAAACCGGGCGCGCGCGAGGGGCGCAGCGACGTCGTAGGTATCGGACCAGCCAATGGGAGCCGCGGCTTGGAAGGCGTTCCCGGCGTGGTCAAGTAGCGCCACCTGGGGCGCGACAGCCTCAATGCCTGCGTCCGGCGAAGTGGCGGGACGCTCGAACACGTGGCACCAGAGCGGCACCAGGAAATCGGACTGCGTGCGAAGCGCCGCCAGGCATGCGGCAGCGGCCGGCGTCGGCGTGAAGACATCGAACGTGTACGTGTGGCGGGGGAAGGCGCGCCGCTGGCTCCTTCGCTCTTTCCCTCCCTTGGAGGTCTGGACGTCCGTGAGCCACTCCAGGCGCTCTACGACTGGATTGCGGGCGTCACGAGGGGCAGAGAACAGGAAAGGGGAGGGCATCCTCCCGTGTAGCTAATTCACGCGCCTGGAGCGCATGTCGCGCGGTCCATACGCCAACCTGTGGCCAGGCTCACAGGTTGGACCAAATAGCGTCGCGCGAGGTCGAGGGCAACTCAACAATTGTCAGCATGTTTCGCAGTACCGCTCTCCGCAAGATGCGCGCCCGACGCGCAGACGCATTCGACCTGGCGCTCGTCGGCACCTGGATTGCCTTCAACGCCACGCTGCTGCGGGTTGCGCTCCGGTGGTGAAGAAAAAAGAGGGGGCAGCTTTCGCCACCCCCTCCCACAACAACACACTCAGGAGAACAAGGCCATGAAGAAGAACCTTGCACCTCCGTATAGCAACCCTCGTTTCAGCTGCGTCCTTGCAGCTTGCCCTGGTTGTCGAAATAGACCTTGACTACATCACGCCCGAACTGCGGGTGCCGGCCCAGATGGCGCGTGAGGTCGTCCATGCTGAAGAAGATGGCCGGAGGATTCATGCTCAGGTTCGGCGAGAAGTTCGGGCTGAACGACTGCACGACGCCTGCCATGCCGCCGCCGACCAAGCCGCCTTCCGCGTAGCCGCGCATTGCCCTGCCCCTGTTGATGCGGCGCTTCAAGTCGTAGAAGAAGCCCGGCCCACCCATCTTGCCGACCTCGGCCTTGGTGTAGACGAATTCGTCCTTGTGCACGAAGCCCGCGGGTTGGTACTTGCCGCCTGAACCCGTCCAGCCGCCGGTCGCGAAGCCAAAGAACGAGCCGATGCTCGAGAACATCTTGCCCCAGTCGAAGCCGCCCTTCCCGCCGAGGAGGCCTGAGAGGAAGCCGCCGATGCCTTGGCCATCACTTCCTTGAAGCGCTTTGAACAGGTCGTCCTCGAACGACTTCAGCACGCGCTTGGCCAGGTTGCCGAACGCGTCCGACAGTGCGCTGCCCAGCGAGTGGATGACGCTCTCACCTTGCTTGAGGCTGTCTACAAACGAGTCGACAGCGCCGTGGCTGAGGTCCTGGTTGATGCTGGTGGCCGTGGCGTCCAGCGTGCCGCGCAGCTTGTCGTACTCGAGGCGAGCCTTCGCTGCGCCGTTGGCGAGTTCCAGGTTTCCCGGGGCCTCTGCGGCCAGCTTCTCGAGCGCCTCCACGTTGGCCAGGATGGCGTCAGCCTGCTTCAGCCGCTCCTCGTGGACCGCGCGCTCGGCCTCCAAAGCCGTCATCTTCCCTTGGTCGACGGCCAGCGCGATGCGTTCCTCGGCACGCGAGGCAGCGTCAGCGCGCGCGGCGATGAGGCGCTGCTGCTCGTCGTAGTCGATGCGCATCTGCTTCAGGTCGGACTGGCGGCGCACGGTGGCCTCCATGTCCACGTCGCCGCGAACACGGGGGTCGTTCAGCAGGTCCTGCGTCTCCTTCTGGAGCCGCGCCTTCGCGGCCCCGGCACTGTCGCCCTCAAGGTCCATGATGTTGGCCTTGATGTCAACGCGCAGGCTTTCCACTTGGCGGCGGAACTCCTCCAGGTCGATGCGAAGCTTGGTGTCGATGACAACGCCCTTCTTCTCGAGCGCGTCGATGTCCGCCTTCAGCTTCACCATGTCGGCTTCCAGCTTCTTCTTTTTGGCTGGGTCCTTCTCGGCGTCGATTTGGCTCTGAAGCTGCGCCTTGCGCGTGTTGGCCGCCGCAACTTCGTCGGTGATGGCTTTCTTGTCCAGGTCCGCCTTGGCGCGCAGGTACTGTTCCTGCGTCTTCAGGCGCTTCTGCAGGTCCTCTTCGAGACTCGCCTGCGCCACTTCGCGCTGCGCGTCGGCAGCCTTTTTCGCCGCCTGGAGCATGGCGTCGTCGAATGCCTTCTGGGCTGCCGCAAGGGCCTCAGCGGCCTTCTTGTCGTCCTTGGGCGCCTTCTTGCCAGTGGCCGAACCGGTCGCTTTCGCCTTCTCGCCGCGGCGGGACTCACGCAGGCGCTCGGCGGCCTGCTCGCGCAGTTCCTTGCCGGTCTTGGCGAGTTCGGCGTTCGTGCGGGCCACGGCGGTGCGGCCGGCGTCGAAGTCGGCTTGGATGCCTTTGGCAAGCGCGTGCAGGCCGGCGCCGTTGGCGGGCAGCGCCTTGAGGGTGCTGTCGATGGCATTCGCCAAGCCGGAGCCGATGCCCGGAATCTGAGCCACGAAGTCGCGGATGCTCGTGAGTACGGAGCGAATAGCGCCGCCCATCTTGTCTAGGATGTACCCGCCAACGTCGGCAGCCAGGCCCTTCATGAGGGTGAAGCCGTCCTGAATGAGAGCCAGCGACAGGGCGATGCCGCCCAGGATGGAGCGCAGGACGCCCGTTTCAGCGCTCCAGCCCACCACCGCGCCCACGGCGCTGATGATGGTCTTCAGGATGTCTTTGGCGCTGTCGTAGATGACCCCGAACTCGCTGCCGATGACTGCGACCTCGTCGGCGTTCTTGTTGAACCAGGTGCTCAGGTCCTTGGCGATGCCAATGGCGCCGCCAAGGGCGTCGTTGAGAACGGTTCCGATGGCATTGAACGCCGTCGTGCCGGCCTCGACCAGGCCCTTGAAGGGGTCGGCAACGCCCACGGTGGCGGTGTCGAACACCTCGCTCATGCCTTGCTGAATGGTCTGCTTGAGCGCGTCGAACGAGCCTTTGGTCATCTCGCCCAGGACCAGCGAGATTGCGTCGCCCACGTTGGACAAGGTGGCCGTCCAGGTCGCACCAGCTTCGGGGCCCAGGCGCTTGAAGACCTCGAGCCGCTTGTTCAGTTCAT